TTTAGGGAAGCTGAATTCTTAAAAGGTATGCAGAAAGAGCTAGGCCCAATGGCGTATCAAGCTTGGGTTAAAAACTGGACAGCTAGAGTAAGGAATCAACAAGTCCGTAGAAAAGGCCTAGGTGAGATAGTAGGGTTTGAAGAGGTAGAATAGAAGACTAAGTATGAAAAATATCGACACAACAATTGTATATGGTAATCGTGCTAAAGCCCAAGCTGAAAGTGCTCTTAGCAGTGAGTTTGTTATTGATATGGTCAACAGATTGCCTAAAGAAGGAAGACCGGGTACATCCTTAGGTTTTATGATGGGTCTTGGTTTATCTAATCCAGACACTGAATTCAGGGCTATGAAGCGTCCTGCCAGAGTAAGAGACGGTCTTATTACAGGTGCTTACTTTCCAGAAGGAGAAAAGCATGAGGCTGCTAACAAGTATTTAGAAGGACTGATAAACAGTGGCGATATGATTACTCCTTATGAAGGAGAAGAAGACGTTGCTTACTTTACTCCTCAGTTTGTTTTAGAGCGGAGAGGACTTGCTGATAGACTAAGCGAAACAGGTACTGTTGCTCATGAGCTTTTCCATAAAGGCTCTGTTTTAGCTATGCCTATTATAGATGATATGTTGAAAGAAAAGGCTGGTCCTATTGGTCTTTTGTCTTTGCAGAAAGAAAAGCTTAAACAGTTTAAAGAGTCTTTTAAAAAGGATGCTAATCATAGTAAGTATTTAAAAGCTATGAATAAGTATTATCTTGTAAACGGTGATACTAGTAAGCTAACAAAAGAAGAAAAAGCATCTATTGCTGATGTTCGAATTATAAGTGGTGCAATAGATCGTTACTTAACAGAAGGGCGAAAAGAAAAATACGGTATAAGAACGCCAACAAAAACAACAAGACCAAAAAAGAAAGGTATGTTTGAAAAGTTTTTTAAATAAAAAAGGGGCCGAAGCCCCATAGTCCGTCGTCTTACGACAACAGTTACAGCTCACAGTTATTCCCAGTACAGGCTAACTGTTGAGACCCTTCCGTCATGTCAGAGTTCTCAGAGATGTTCCAATCAATCGTCTCTGGGAATTCCTCCTTCAGCTTCTTATAGGTCTCTACGTCGATGGGTTCATACGGCGCTTGTTGGTACGTGTGTTCGGAATAAGGGAGAAAGGAGACTCCGCTTATCTTGTCGAACTTGTTGTACAACCATTGCCCTACTTCTAAGAACTCATCGTCACGATAGTAACAAGTCATTGATGGTTTGTGTTCACACCAGAAGTCCTGATATATTTCCCACAGTTCTAACTGCTCCATAGCACCCATCTCAGAGGCCACCACAGCCCCATCAGGAGACGCTATAGGGAAGGAGAATACCTTGGTACTGGGTGACATTACATCGTCCTCTACAGGGACTCCTGCGGCCTCAAGGACGGAGCACAGTGGATCTCTTGCATCTGCTCGTACTCGTCTGATGTACTGCTGTGCGTATCGTGGATGTATCCCGCTAGCAGAATCAACCAATTGAGACACAGTGCCGCTAGGCTTAACGGCGGTAATAGCAGTAGAAGTATTAATAGAGAGTCGGTCAGCCCATATCTTATTTGTTGCGATAGCTTCTTCGCGTAGCTCTGTGAGCCAAGTCTTGAGTACACCTTTGTCTCTCCTTCCCGACAACGTCGGATGATCCATGATGCCTGTTAACGATACACCTAGCAACGCTTCCTCTTCCGTGTTGTTCTTCCATACCTTACGCAGGTAACGGAAGTCAGTTAAGGTAGCCTGTAAAGTTCCAAGGATAGCCGCAACACGTACTTTTCGTTTAAGGTCTGACAGCGTATCGGTTGACCTGACAACAACTTCCGATAGGTTGCAGAATTGGTTAGGTCGTAGGATGATCTCGCTACATGGATTAGTTCCAAACTCATAGGTAGCATCTCGGCGCTCGTTCTTTGCAGCTTGCTTTTGACTTGCGACTCTAGAGAACATACCTCGTTCTCCTGATCGGGACTCGTATAAACTTTTCCACTCATTTAGGAATGCCTCAAAGTCTGGCTTCTCAGTGTAACACGCACTGTTGTTTGCTAGTCCTCGTTGAGGATTGTCTTGCCACCATTGTCCAGACTTGGCTCGTCGTAGTCTATCGTCAGTGAGGTTACTGAGACTGATGAGAGCACTTCTCCGAACTCCTCCGACGACAACGATTTGTGCAATCTTACAGCAGATATCGTGACACTCGATGGAGGAAAGTTTACGTCCAGCAGCTTCCCTAAAGATTTCTGTGGTAAATTTAAAGAGATCAACAAGAGGCTCCGAACCAGACGCTCTACCTCCAAAGGTTTTAAGGGTTGCCCCTGCAGGTCGTACTCCAGATACGTCCCACTTTGGAAGCTGACCCGAATACAACAAGCTGATAAGCTCTCTGTACGCTTTAGCCCATCCAATTTTGCTGTCAGCGACGTGTATAACGGTATCTGTGGCATGAAAGTCCTCTGCTACTTCTGGTAATTTAGATACGTACTGTCGTTCAACAGAGTAACCTACTCCTGTACCGCACATAAGCACGTACATCATCTCGTCAAACGCTTTAGGGTGATCAATAGGTAGGTAGCTACAGTTAAAGCCAGCTACGTTGTCACGGTCAAGTGCTTCTCCCGCAGTCATCAACGCCCTCATGCTAGGCATAACATCTAGTTCATGAATAGCTTGGAAGATCTCTGCTTGATCGAACTCATTAAGTTGTACACGGTCTACCCAGTAATCTAGGTATCTGTTTACTGTTTCTTCCCAAGTCTCACGACGCTGTTCCTCTGGTAGGTAACGTGCGTAGCGGGACTTGTGAATGTATTGTTGATAGGCATCCATCAAGATTGTACCTCTCTGTCAATTAATAATTGTATGTAGTGCATGGCTTTACGTAGATCCTCGACACCGTTCTTGTCACGCCATCGGGTGATGTACTTTACTACATTAGCCTCACACCAATCAAGGTTATTGTCGATAATAAAATCGATAGGTTGAATGTTATAACGTGCGTAATGGTTTCCGCCCACTTGTCTCTTACGTGCGTCGTCCCATTGTTTAGGTGTTGCATTGTCTATGCTCACTCTATCTCCTTAAACTTGTAAACTTTCTCTAACATTCTATCAGCAAATCTTTCTACTAGATCATCTGATGTTATCTCTAAAGCTTCCATGATTGTTACCTCATCGTAATGTTCGGCAACGTGCTCTAACAACTCGTCGAACGTCATCCATACTTTCTCCTGAGGTAGTTCATACTAATTGGTAACTCGTCAAAGGACCCGTTGTTTACCTCGTTAAGCATCCAGATGCCGGACCAGCTACCGTTTGTTTGAGGGTTTAAGTACTCCTCGTTGTGGTTGTAAAAGATACCAGCAAACAGACCTGTAATGTTACTACCATCAGCTTTACGTGCATAGGCTATGTCTCTGTCTTGGACGTGTCCCATGATGCACGACATGAACTTCTTTTGCAACATAACCTTAGCAGTAGTAACAGGACGACCCATGACACCGCTAGTAAAGTAGTGACAGTACGCTATACCATCAATGATTATGGGCTGTAAGAACGGAACTATCTCCCAGTCATTGAGATAAAAATCATCGTATGACATGAGACCATCTAACTTAGAGTCAGACTCAATAGCACGTTCTATTCTGTACTCGTGGTTACCTAAGAGGAACACCATGCGAGGCTTCCATGTACGTCGTTTACCTTTACGTAATCGTTTCTGCTCGTTACGTATAGGGTAAAGGAAAGCCTCCATTGCCATGTTACCTGCTTCTATGTCGTTGACGTAACGTCTACCCTCGAACGACTTCTTCCCAACGTCATAGCTACTGAGACTTGGCATGTCCCAGTGATCCCCCAGATGAATGATAACGTCAGGTTTGGTTGCTGCAACGTAACGTCCTGCCCAGTACATGTGATCCCAGTTACTGCCGGGCTTTACTTGCGTGTCAGGTATTACTAAGTGTCTAGTCATAGCCACTCCTTTGGTAGGGTAGTTGGTGTGTACCAATCAAACCCGTTCTTTTCCGCCCAGTCTCTCATGCGATAACGACTACCGTCTTTACGTCGCCTCGACCCCGGCATTGGTGTGTTAGGATTTTGAAATACAAATACAAGATCTTCATACTTACCTAAAGCCTTACGTACTTCTACATACTTACGGGCTTCCTCTCTAGTTCTGAATCTACCTTTCACTTCGATGTACGTCATCCAACCTTCTTTGTTGTAACAGAAGTCTGGTTCGTACTTCTTAGGAATGATGTACTCGATTCTCTTAGCAGGATGATAAGTACATCTCTTCATCTGTGCATAGAGTTTCTTTTCTAGGTTACTGTCAAACTTCATCAGGTATCCTATAACGATCATCGGCAGATCTAAGAAGGTATAACAACTGAAGGCTCTCATATAGTCTATCAGCGTCGAGTTCGTTCTCCTCGTATAACTTAAGACATCGCTCATATAGCTCTCTCTCTGTTTCCCAGTCAGCCAGTGCCTTCTCTGCTTTCTTTGGTCCTACTCCATGTATACCCGGTATGTTGTCTACTCGATCACCCATCAGAGCTTGACGGTACAGCCACTCTGTTGCAAAGCGTTCGTCAATATCCTTCATGATCTTCTTGGTGTAGTCGTATATCTTTGTGGGTATTTGTAAGAAGTCCTTATCCAAAGAACAGATAATAGACTTATGTTCTAACTCAGTAGACTTCATAGCTATACAGTCATCAGCCTCCATGTTGTCAGATAGCTCCGCTTTCCATGTGTCTAACATGTACTCACGGAGTAAGTCTTTGTGAACAGGCTTACGTGCAGGACGGCTACCTTTGTAGGGTTGGGAAACAGCAACCTCTGTTCTGAAGTTACTGCTCCCTGTAAGGTACACCTGATGCTCAGTGTAGTGCTCAGACAGATCAGAGATAATCTCAGAGATGTAGTTACTCATAGTTTGAATAGCTATCCTCTCTGACTCCTCATCACAGGCAAAGCCTACACGATACACCAGCATGTCGCCGTCGATTAAGATCACAAAGCTACGTCCATATCCATCTCTGGTACATACTCAACCAGATCAGAGATGATCATGCGTCGAAGAGTAGGTGAACGTCCCTTCTTCTTCATGTACTCCCAATCGTAAAAGCTAACAAGGCACTTAGCCTTAGAACCATTAGCTACCGTTACTCCCATCTGAGGATCGTCTTCCTCGTCAAGAGGTGTGCGGTCAGCGATAAGGATCTCATTACCATCAGGATGGAATGCACGATACTTGTTGTTTGACTTACAGGTAATGTAGTAACCCCGCTCGTCACCCTTGTTGTTAACCTTCAGCCCCATGTCTTCAAGAGCAGTAACAGCCTCGTCAGACAGAAGAGCTAGGTCAACTGTGTACTTATTCGCCAACTGATTCTTGCGAGTCAGGTTAGGCCAGTACAGTTCACATTTGATGTTGATGTTTGCATCGCTCATAGAATTAACTCCAGTTAATTTAACAACTAATATTATACCACACTTATGTAGATTGTGCTAATGCGTTTCGGCCCAATTGTTACCGATACGATACTCACCATCTAGTGGGCAGTTAAGGTTGAAGGTTTCACCAGCCTGAATGATTGCCTGTACAGCACACTTACCTACGTGTTCAGCATCCTCAGGGCGGCACTCTATTTGCCACTCATCGTGGACTTGGGCTACTAGCTTGAAGTCGATACCGTCGAGTAGCTCGTACAGATGAATGACTGCTTGCTTCATCACGACGGCTCCGGCTCCTTGCAGTAGTGTGTTTAACGCAGCGTGTGCAGATCTAACTCGTAGTCTTCTACCATCAAGACCATCAAGGAATCC